GCCCGCCAGTATCGTGTCAAGAGCCTCCGAGGTCATGCCCGCCGCGTTGGTGGTGGCGTGTAGGGCGTTGACAAAGGCATACACGTCCCCGGTGTAGAGGGCTTCGTTTAGCCCAAAACCATCCAGGGCATTTTGGGAAAGCCCCAGGGCCATTGCCAGACGGCGGCTGTTGCCGGAGGCAAACGCCTGCATGATCGCGTGTTGGATCGCGCCGTAGTCATTATCTGCCGTGAACCAGGCCAGCTGATTTGTGAGGGCCGTTAAAAGCTGAATATTGGCCCCGTCAATCCCCAGTTTGGTAAAGGCCAGAGTGGAGCTTAACACCTCGTTATATGCCCGGCCCATGTCGAGGGCAGTTTGCCGCGCCCACTGCATGGCGTCCCGGCCCACGTCCTCACCCATGAGGGCCTGGAAACGCAACGCATATGTCTGCTGCGTCATGGCCGCGCTTACCGCGCCGAGGGCGTTCTTTATGCTGAGATACGCCGCCGCGATGCCGCCGATCTTTTTCAGTAGTCCACCGGCAATGCCGGTCCCATCTTCCATTGACCGGTTTACTCGGTTTTGACTTTCCTCCACGTCTTGCAGGTTTTGGTCCATCTGTTCGAGGGTATCATTCACGCCCATGAGCTCCGAGCGGGCGGCGGTAAGGGCCTTAACGTCCATCGACTGGCCCGCAGTCATCTGCAAATTTTCAAAACTATCCAGCACCGTGTCAAGTGCCCCTGTTACTTTTTTCAACACGGGAGACATTCCATCTTTGAGGCTTAGTTGTGACTGAATACTCGCCATGATACGCCCTCCTTACATTCCGTCAAAGGCTTGCTTTAAAAACTTTTGTAGCTTCTTTTCAAAGCCGCCGCTGGCAATCCAGCGTTGCAGTTGTTTTTCAGATACGGTTAAAAAATACTGCCCCTGCACCCAGCCCATGTGATCTCTTGTGCGGTGCCCAAACTCCACATAGCTGGCATAATTTACAGGGTTTATGACTGTGATCGTATAGTTGCCGTTTGCATATTCAACGTCTAGGGTGCGGCCGTGTGCCTCGCCAGCACGTTTGCCGCCTTGCCCACTCCGTTGTTCGGCCTCTGTATGGTTTCGGGCGGTCCAGCCGCGCCGTAAAGTACCCCCGGTGTAGACTGTTTTGCCGTCCTCTTTGACTGTTTTTTGTACAGGGGTACGCGGGATCACAAAGCCAAGCAACCGGGCGGCCAATTCGCGGGCACAATCCTCAAAAAACGCTTGCCTGTGTTCGTCCATGTTTTCTAGGTTGTCTCGTAATTTTTTGAATTCGTCATAATTGACCTTGCCCCACTTTGCCATGATGCACCTACCTTTTGGGTATAAGAAAACCAGCCCCGCAAAATGCGGAGCTGGTCGGTGTGTTCTGTTGTTTATGTAGACTTCGTGGCAACCTCGCTTTTTATCTTGTCGAAAAGGTCCCCATTGTCAAGCGCGTATTCGTGCGCGTGTTCCTCTAGCAACTCAAGGTATTTTGCGTAACGGTTTCTTTTGCCGCTGTCCGTCTTTAGTTGATCCGCTTCTCGTTTCATCTTTTCGTATGACTTCTGCAAAACACCATCGGTGTGTTTCTCCCGCATATCCAGGAGTGTTTGTGTATAATCGTCTTTGGCACCAGTATTTATGCCTGTTGTTTTCGCTTGCTCTAGTGTAAAAGCGTGTTGCATTCCAAGGGTAAACCGCTTGAAAAATGTGTCCAGGCTTTCGGTTGTTTCCATAAGCTGCAAGCAATCCCCAACTATGCGGCGGCTGTTCTCGGCTTGTGTTGCCGAATACGTGCCTCTCATATCGCGCCCGACATGGTCCGGCACTGGGCCTGATTTGATTTCCACTGTGAACGGCGAGGCGTGAGATTGCGGCGCAATGGTGGACTTTCGCTTTTTCGGCCACAACAAAAAACCAAGCAACGCAAAAACGCCAGCAAATACCAAGATCACCGTGTTTGTGTAGGTTTCAGAGGGTTCTGTCAGCAATATGGACACATAGACAACCGCTCCGATAAAACAATACACTGAGAAAAACTTGCGTAATCCATGCACAATTTTATGTCCCATTATCCCGTCCCCAACTTTCTACGCTCGACCAGCTGCTTCTGTATGTATGTCACCCAGTGCCGGATGGCTCCGATACAGTCCTCAAGGGTTGGACTTTCCAAGTCTTTGGTGGTGTAAAGCCCTTTTTGATACTGCATATATGACACCTGCTTGCCGGGTCTATATTCTAACTCATAACCGGGCCGCGTGGCAAGGTATTCACGGGCCGGAATTTCTGCATCAAACACTTTGGCCGGACGTTTCGCCCCTGGCCGTACAATCGCCCATTTGCCGGGGTGCTGTCGCAAAAGCACCTTGCCAACATAAATCCCGGAGTAAAACACGTTAAACATTCCGGTGCTCATGCGTTGCATATCCAGGCCCAACAGTGACAACTTTGCTGCGCAAAGCTCGGCCCCTAAAGCCTCAATAAATTGCCGCTCCGGTTCTTGCAATTCATGACCCTGCGGCCTTATGCTTTCGATAATTTTAGTTCCCGCAGACGGAGGATGCGTCGGCGCGGGTTTCTTACGCCAGAACAGTTTGACCACCTCCACAAATAAGAATATAATCCACATATTATACACTGCCCCCCCCCGTGTCAAGCGGTTAAAGGATAGTTTTTCTAAAAAATTTTAGGGGGACATACCCACACCAGCCGCCCAGCGGCAGCCTGTGTGGGTTATTTTTTCGGAGATTTCGGCGGTTTTTTCCTGGCCTTTATTTCTTTGTCAATGCAGGCAATCACAAACGCCTGCTCCTCGTTGGGCAAGTTTAGGAATGTGGACGGCGGCCAGTGAAACTCATGCAGGCAATAATACGCATAGTAAGCCTCCGGGTCGCCGTCCTCAATTAGTTTTTTGCTTCGTCCACCAAATCTCCCTGGTTTGTAAAGCCGTGGGCCTCCAACAGCTCGGTGGAATAGTCCTCAAACTCGCCGGGCAACAGCATGGCCATCACCAGGTTTTCCGCACCCATGACCTTGTAGCTGTCCTGAAGCGCGGCATCGTTTAGGTCAGGGAACACAGTACAGGCCACCGCTAACTTCGCCTGGTATAGTGTAGCATCAAAGTCCTGCGTAAAATGTCCCTTTTTGCCGCCTGGTGCGGGAATAGTGCGAATACAGCCTTTACGGATCGCGCTGTTTTCCTGCGCGGTAATGATCCGGTATTCCCACTCCTCCGGCTTGCCCGTCTCCGCGTTTACAAAGCGGTCACTGACAACGTGCCTGCGGTTTTCTGTTGGCCTGGCTTCACCGGCCAGGAATGACGAAAGCGATCTGCTCATTTAGTGTGTCCTCCTACACCATGCCCGGCAGCAGGTCAAACAGCTCCGGGAAATCAAAGTCCTCAAACGTGCCCTCGATGTCCTCATCCAAGATTTCCGCGTTAGCGTCAAACTTTGCCAACACGCCGCCGTTGATGAGGCACTGCCGGAAAATGGCAGTCTGTCTACCCGCAGCGGAGGCGGGGTCCTCGTTGGTGATCTGCGCGTCAAAGGGCGGGAGCCTGCCGGTGTTCTTATACTCCAGCATCATCCGCCGCAGCACGGACTGGTTAAAGTGCGCCGTGCCGGAAAATGTACCGTTCCACCCGGCCGGGCGGTTCCCTCGGCCGGGTTTGCCCAGGATCGGCACCTGCGTTGAGGTGATGTCCATGTTAAACTCCATATCAATGATCTGCATGAAGTTGTAACGCTGTCCGGCCTCGGTTGTGATGAAACACTCCGCCATCGAGCCTTGCAGGGTGTCCAGGGCGTTCATAATCGGGTTTTGCATATCTCAGTCCCTCCTTTACTGAATGGCTACGGCCATATAAAGCTGCCCCATCGCGTTGACGATGTTCAACCCGTTCAGGGTGCAGAGTACGGCCTTTTTGGTGTCGCCTGGCTCGATTGTGAGGGTGTCGGTGTCAAAGGCCTCCACGGCGCGGATGCGCTCCAGTTCCAGCAGGAGTTTGCAGAGGTCATTCCACAAGCTCATGCGGCCACTGGCATCGTTGGGCACGTTGCCGACATACCGGGTATTAAACAACAGAGCCGCGTCATTGGCAAACTGGTCACATACGCGGATGGTCTGGTTGCTTTGGAAGATTGCCCCTTTGGTGTCGGTCAGTGTCACCAGCGTGTTGATGTCATCCAGCACCCGCACGGCACCGCCCGCGTTGTGGTACATGAATTTACCAGCCCTGATCCCGTCCTCCAGCTGCCGCTGGGTGTAGACGGTTTCCACGGTCAACTCACCATTATACCGGCGATTTGTGCAGGACCGGTTGACGGTAACGCCCGCTTGCAGGCCCAGGGTGAAGTAGACAAGCCCTTGCACACCGAGGCCCGGTATGTCGTTGGGGATGTCGGTGACGTTGTTCTCCACGGAGATCACGCCCTCAAAGTCCGCGTCCGGGACACGGTGTCCCACAAGTTGGAATTTTGCACCAACCTCCTCCCGCATACGCCGGGTGTACTGGGCGTAGAGGTTTTTGGTGGTGTCCTCAATCGCCACGCAGCCCAGTGTATGGAATGGGTAGCTCTCCAAAGCGTCCAGGGCAACCTGGTGGGCTGTGCCGGTCATGGTGCCGTCTCCGCCGCCGACAAACGCAACCCCGGCCACTAAACCCAGCGTTGCGCCGGTGTTGAACGTGGCAAAGGCGTTGTCTTGCAGTCCGGTAGCGTCCGCCACACCGCTCTGCACGTCCACCTCCTCGTCACCCATGAGGGTGTGTACGTCAAACAGGGCAGGATCGTCCACGTTTGCCGTAACTACCAGCCGCAAGCTGTTGCCACGACTGCCGCCGTAGCGGGCGGTGGCCAGGATTGATCCGGCAACCGTGCAGGTTGCCCGCGTGGTCGTACCGGAAAGCCGGTACAGCAACGCAGTCCTCGCGTTGCGGAAAAGCTCCCGCAGGGGTAGCATTTCTGGCGCGTCAAAGGGAAAGCCCAAAATACTCAAGCTGTTGCGCTGAAAGTCTCCGCTCGTCACCTCGAATACCTGGCCCTCTGGCCCCCAACTCAGGGGGAGGGGCAGAGCTGCCACGCCGCGATCAGACAGGGTAGCG